GGCTTGCGTCAGTAAGGCCTCCAGAACCTCACCAGAATAATTGCTTGTAATATTAGTTGGCATTGCTATTTAAAATTTCGTTTAACTTATATCAAGCTACTGCTTGTTAATTTCGGCCATACGTTGCTCCCAAGGGCTTAAACCAGGAGTACCACCACCCGGCACCTGAGACAAGTCCACTGTGGCAGGGGCATTATCCAACACGGCTTTAATGTCGCTTAGCTCCATTTTAGCGTACACTTCTTTTTGCGACAGTGTAATTTTCTTGTCGGTAACGGCCTGGGTTAAGTAGTCGTTTTTCTCCTTTAGCTGAATAGCCGCCTCGGCATTTTCTTTTTCCTTTTTTTGGTCGGCCAGCTGCTGTTCAAGTACAGTGTTCTTAGAGCTTAGCTCTAACACCTTACGAATTAGTTCGCCATCGCTTGTGTTTTCGCTCAGGTTCAAGCCTGCACGAAGCGTCATGCCCAAATAATCGTTTTCTTTGCTCATTTCTGAATCTGTTTTGTTATTATCCTTGTTAAAACTGTTAGTAGTTGCCGATAGCTTTAATACCTCGTCGCGGCTTTTCAACTCAATACCTTTAGTATCATAAAAGGCAAAAGCATTTTTGTTAGCTCCGAAGGTGGTTATACTTATTTCTCGGAGTTCCCACTTGGTCACTGTGTTTGTCTTTTCATCAAACTCAATGGGGATAACTCCAACGCTGGCCATTTTAATGATGCCCTTATCCACCTTGTTTTTAAGTCTGAGCGCTTGGGCATCATCTGTATCAAAAACAGGAACAGCTGTTATATCCTTGTTATCATGGAGCTTTAACTCTTTCCAGGTTCCAAAGGGCATCTCCCAGTCTTTATGGTCATGCAACATTACCGGGTTCTTTAAGAATTGGGTAAAGTCACCGCCATCACTTTTGAGTTTTAGCCCGTAGGTATTGCGGCTTTCGTCCGATACTATAAATGTGAGTTCTTTCGACATTCGTTTAACATTTGTTAGGCGGGTTCTCCGCTCATTGAGACCACAAGGATACCGGGTATTTCAAGGCAAAAAAAGAAAGTGTGAAAGGCTGTCACAGATGTGTGAAAGCGCAGCACATATAATTTATTGCGTGCGTGTAAAAGCCAACTTTTGTAGCAAAAAGCATGGGCAAATACGACGAAAAAAGAAAGAAAGCCTTTGGCCTGTACATAAAGGGTACACTCACCCGCAAAGAGATTGCCGAGATAGTGAGCATTACAGAAAAGACACTGCGCACATGGATTGAAAACGGCAACTGGGACGAATTGAAAGAGGCCAAAACAGTCACCCGTCAGCAGCTGCTGGTTGATGCTTATGCACAGCTTAAAGCCGTTAACCAACGCATTGCCGATATGGGTAATGTGCCGGATAAAACTTTAAGCGATGCCAAAAGCCAGCTGCGTAAGGAAATCGAAACACTGTCCGACTCACCACTTCATCAATATGCCGAGATATTTGATGAGTTTGCCCTGTGGGTATTCCATAACCATTCGGATAAAGCGGCTGACATAGCCCAGTTGCAACTACAGTTTTTAAACGAAATGCAGAATGGCTCAAAAGATTACTAAAAAGGATAAAGATGCCATATCCGAATATGCCAAACGGGTTGCCTGGATAACGGAGAATGCCGCCAAAGGTACCTTCGAAACAACTGAGCAACGGCGTGAAGCCATAAAACGAGCCAAAAAGGATATTAACTTTATGGTCAGGCGGTACTTTTCGCATATTGCCGACTGTGACAGTGGCGAGTTTCAAATAGAGCTGGCTAATATGGTTAAACGCAACCCTACTTTTAAGGGCTTTGCTGAGTGGCCGCGCGGTCATGCTAAAAGTGTGTGGTGTACCATCTTTATACCTTTCTGGTTAATGATAAACGGACAAAGCCGTTACTTTTTGCAGATAAGTAACTGTTTTGATGCGGCGGCCGATTTGCTTGATGACCTTAGAGCTGAGCTTGAAAGCAACCCGATGATCATACAGGACTTTGGTGAGCAAAAGACCATTACTAAAAAGTGGGAACGCGGCTACTTTATTACCAAGAGTGGTTTTATCGGCAGGGCTTTGGGTATCGGTCAAAAGGTACGTGGTTTGCGTGTGGGTAAATATCGTCCCGACTTCTGTGAGGTGGATGATTTGGAAACCGAAGAAATAAACGGCAACCCACAACGCCAGGATAAGTATGCCAAATGGATTGAACGCAGTTTGATACCAACCATGACGGGTAAATTCCGACGCTTATTGTGGAGTAATAACAAATGGGCAAAGCGCATGGTGCAAACCGTGTTGCAAAAAAAGCACCCCAAATGGAAGGTACACCATATCAAAGCTTACAACCCGGTAACCTTAGAACCTATAGCATGGCCGGCCATGTATCCGAAAGAATACTGGCAGGCACAGGTTCACGAACTAGGCTCAATAGCTTGCCAGGCCGAATACAACCAGGAACCACATACCGAGGGTAAGATTTTTACCGAAAAGTATTTTCGTTGGGAGAAGCTTCCACGCATCGACCATTACGACAGTGTCATTGCTTATTGGGATGTGGCCTACTCTGATAAGGAAACAGCCGATTTTAACGCAATTAAAGTGTGGGGACGTAAAGGTGATTACTTCTACCTGGTTAAAGCCTTTGTCCGTCAATGTAAGCCCGACGATGTGTTTCGCTGGATGTACCTGTACAATTCGCTATTGCCTTTTGATTTGGGTTTTTACTACGAAAGCCAGTTTTGGAACGACTCTTTAAACATCATTTATAAGCAGGTTAAAAAAGAATGGAAAGGCAAGGATATTAACCTGATTAAAGATGATGAGTCCAAAAAGCGAAAGTATGACCGGATTATTGAGCGTTTACTGCCATTATACCAGCAAGGGCGCATTATCTACAACAAAAGAGAGGAAAGCAGCAACGACATGCAGGTGGGCAACGAACAGCTAAAAGGCATAGAACCGGGCTACAAAACTCATGATGACAGCCCCGATGCTGATGAGGGTGCCTTACGCATACTCATGAATCAGTACAACCCCGAAGACCCGGACCAGGAAACAACCCACGGGGGAAGCCGAAGAACCACCAAATACTAATCTATTAGTCTATTGTCTAATATCTAAAAGTCTGAGAAATGTTTCTACAAGAGAGTGATTTAACAGCAAGCATATACAGCGAAATCTTACAGGCCATTAGCCGTGAGGATGCCAACTTTATCAGCCGTAACATAGGCACGGCCATCCGGCAAATCGAAAGTAAGCTGGCAAAGAAATATGATACTTCAGTATTATGGGCACAAACTGGTGAAAACCGAAATGAACTGGTATTGGGCATAGCCATTGATTTTGCGTTGTACCATATTCATGCTGTTCTGGAGGAAGTTCCTATTATCCGCCGTGAGCGTTACGACTACGCCCGTAAAGATTTAGAGGACATTCTTAACGGTGAAACTATGCTGACTGGCATCCCGCTGCTGAACGAAAGCGAAGAAACCGCCGACAATGAAATCAGTTCAGGAACCAACTCCTGTCGCTATTAACAACAATCAATCTCATTGTCTATTATCTAACATCTAAGAGTCTAAAAAAATGGCATACAAACAACCGGCAAAAGCTCAGGCCCCAACATTAACATTGGCTCCGGTCGACCGCAACTATAAAGGAATTCAACAGTGGCGAATGGCCATTAAAGCGGCTGAAGACATCTATTACCCAAGTCGCAAAAAGCTTTACGACCTGTACAAAGAAATAATGCTCGACACGCACCTGTTAAGCGTAATTGGTAAGCGCAGGGCTAAAGTGACTAATACCCGCATTCGTTTCTTTAACCAGGACGGTTCCGAGAATGATATTATTAATAAGCTCATAGACACAGAGGCCGGCGAAGAACTGATTAAAGATATTATTGATTGTCGCTTTTACGGGCATTCACTTATCTGGTTTAATGGTATTACACCGGATAAAATTGATTATACACTTATTGAACGGGCACATGTTAAACCTTCAACGCAAGAGGTGTTGCCAAGGGTGCATGACCTGCATGGTGTCAGCTATGCCGAAAAGCACCTGGCCAACTATGTGATGGAGGTGGGTAAAGCCAATGATTTGGGCTTATTGGTCACTTGTGCGCCCTGGCTTATCTATAAAAAAGGCGGTGTGTCTGATTTTGCCTTGTTTGCTGAAACCTTTGGAACTCCATTCCGCGAGTATATTTACAACGATTCAACGGCCAAAGGAGCCCTGGAGAGGGCGGCCAAACTGACGGGAGCCTCCCAGTATATTGTGCGTCCGCATAATGCTGATTTTAAACTACACGAGAGCGGACAAAAGGCAGGTAGTAAAGACTTGTTTGTCGGTCTTGGTGATTTATGCGACAGCCAGGTTAGTAAGGCCATATTGCACAATACCATGACAACCGATGCTATGGGAGGCAACTACAAAGGTGAGGTGCATGAAAAAAGTGAAAAAGAGGTGAGCAAAGCTGATAAACGCTTTGTGATTCGTATTCTTAACGAGAAGTTTCGCCATATACTGGTGGCGCATGGCATTAAAGCAAACGGTCATTTCGGATACGAAGAGGAGGATTCTATGCCGCCCGAAAAGCGATTTGAAATTGACATGAAGTTTGCCGAAAAGTTTGAGGTGGAGCCGGAGTATTTTTACGAGAAGTACAAAATGCCAATACCTAAAAGCGGGGCAGCCTATAAGGCTAAATCCAAAGAGGAAAAGCCACCTGTAAAGGAAACGGAAGCCAAGCCGGGCAAGGGCAAAAAGAAGAAAGAAAAAACAGAACTGTCACAAAAAGGCTTTTTCAATACGCTTTTTTCGTTCCTTCCTTGGGTTGAGTAAGTCCGGGCAACCCAAGGATATTAACGAGCTTTATTACGGACAATCGTGTAGCTGCTGTGGTGATGTGCTTAATTTATCGGATGGGAATGATATCCTTTTCAATGCCGATGAATTGGTTAATAAGGCACTGATAAATATCTTCAGCAATACCAATATTACTGAAGGCATAGAGCCTAACCTGTGGAAACTAAAAAGGGATACGCTTAATAAAGCCGTTGATGAGGGTTTTGGTATTGTTGATTATGACAGTCCGGACTTTGGTTTTGTACAGGAGTTAAAGCGCAATAATGATGTATTTGCCGCCTTTGCTGTTCATGACCAAACGGAAAAATTACAGGCTCAGCTCGTCGATGCTGATAACCGGCTTAAGAGCTTCAGCCAGTTTAAAAAAGATACAGCGGGCATTATTGCAGAAGGGCACCGCCATACCAGAACAGAGTACAACACAGCTATTAAGCGTGCCCGTAGTGCTGCCCAGTTTAAACAGTTTCAGCGCACCGCTCACTTATATCCAAACATTAGCTGGACACCAAGCAGGGCTGCCAACCCCGATGTGGTACATCGTGGCTATTGGGGCACAACATTGCCCATTAGTCACCCGTTTTGGCTCAGTAACTTTCCCGGTAGCCGGTGGAATTGTAAATGTGGCTGGGAGGTAACAGACGCCGAGGTGACAAAAGAACCGGCAGAAAAAGTGAAACCCGTTCCCGGACTTGATGAGAACCCGGTTCAGTCAGGTTCTATATTCAGCCAAAGCCACCCGCATTTTAAAAAGGTGGGTAAGAAAAAGGCTAAGGCCATTAACAGGGTGATTGAGAGTTTAGGTCGATCGGCCAGCCTCGATGAAAAACAACAGGTATATGCCCTGCCACTTAACAAGCAATATAAAACACATATCAGCTTTAATAACGGTGGTAAGGTTGAAGTGCATAAGTTGGTTAAACCAAATTTAAACGACCCGATGGACGATTTTAAAGACCGTTTAAACTTTGCCATTGCACATGCCAAACAGGGGCACAAAGTAAAAGTATTACCCGAGATTTATAAGAGTGAAGCCAATGCCAGGACAAAGCTGTTTCCCGGACTGAAGAATACTAAAAGTAACCCTGACTTTTTACTGAATGATAAAACTTATGCTGACTTGAAACGCCCATCTGCCATTAAAAATATTACAGGTAACGCCAATGGTGCATACAAACAGGGTTCCGTTGCGGTTATTAGTGATGTGAGATTAAATAAAGAGTTAAGCGAGGAAATTATAAAGGGACGTAAAGCAGCAATTTTGGGAGAAAAAAACAAAGAACATTACGGCTTTGATGAGCTGTTTTTCTATGTCAAAGGAAAGGTTATAAAATACAATAGGCAGTAACCGAAGTTGCTGCCTAAGGGTTGCCCGACTACGCAAGCCTGACAATACAAATATACAAAACTTTTTAAGCTATGTAAATAATCACAATAAAGATATTTCAGAAGCCTTGTCTAATCAAGCTGTAAATCATCTCACTACTATCTACTGACTACCATTATGAAAGACTTTATCAATAAAATAAACCAGCTGCAGAATTACATCAATAACGATGTACAACACGATATCGGAGTTGAAGCGGTAAAACATTACAAGCAGTCTTTTCACGATGAGGCTTTCTCGGATAAAAGCGAAAAGGATATGCCCTGGCAGGAAGTAAAGCGCCGACAAGGTAAAGGTAAGGGGGCAGCCGCCAACCGCAAAATACTAACCGGCGAAACAGGCGACCTGGCTGAAAGCATCCAATACCATAAAGAAGGACGTGACACTGTGATAGAAGCACCTAAGGTATATGCCGAAATCCACAATAAGGGCTTAAAAGGAAAAGCCTTTGGCAAATACAGCTTTATCATGCCTAAACGCCAGTTTATAGGGCCATCGGTGTTATTGCTTAAAAAACTGAACAAACGCATAGCCAACCGAATGGCTACCATTATGAAACGTTAAACCCGTATCTTGATACTTATGTCTTGATACTTGATACTTTTTAATATGATACAACTTTATTTAGCCCTGGCTAAAAAGCTAAGGGAAATACCCAAAGAACAACTGCCGTTAATTGACATTGACGGAACCGAAGGTATTAAAACACATACCTCGGCCTATATTAAACTGGGCAAACTCCATTACGAACAGCAAAACGCTGGTAATACAATGGCTCAGCTTCCCATCTACATCGATGTTAATTTAAATCCGCAACATAGCAGCGAAAGCAGCTCGCCGGTACTCGATGCCCTGGCAAGTAGTTTCGATGTAGTAGAACTGGTAAAAAGCAAACTTCTAAACGAAGGAATTGATTGTATCAGTGGTATTATGCTTACCGGTGAGGACCTGGTTAAGCAAAAAGGCAAATACACGGCTAAACTGGAGTTAGTTGGTTTGGTAGAGTATGAAGCATAGCTTATAAATAATAAAAGCCCCAATCATTATGACTGGGGCTTTATTAAAATATTATTCTACCATTACTCTTCTATCAAAATAGGCCAGGAACCACCCAAGTTCGTAAGTTTTTTCTCAAACTCAACTTTTAGACTTTCTATTCTACTCATACGGTTGTCACTATGTGTTTTGTGATAGATTTCGTTATATAATGCTCGGTAATACCATTCTAAAGCGTCCTTTTTACGACCTGAAAACTCAGCAATTTTTGCTTCTTCAATGCAAAAGTCAAAGTCCTTCTTAACTGAATTATCTTTTATAGCTTTAACATTCATAAATAAGTTATACCAATAGTAAATTGCTATAGCTAATACAGCCAGCGCCCCAATTAGTGCATAATCTGATGTGAAATTCATAGTCAGTGGTTTTATTAAAATAATTGCATTTGTTGATTTTCTATTGCTTCAATACGTTTTAAATCGCGTTTAACCGGCTCGTTAATGTAGTTGTACAGGGTACGCTCAGTAATAGGACGCGAGAGGTTGGGGTTAATAAAACGGCGCAGTATCTCACGGTTGCTTAAACCTGTTTTATCAGGGTGATATTGATTATAAATATCAATTACATAATTAACACCTGTTAAATGATTTTTCCGCTTTAATAATTGTTTCTCGTCCCTACCTGCTATACTCATACACAACAACCGCTTAGCTCTATACACAAAAATAGTTGAACTTTTTTGTAAAACAAAAAGCCTTGTAGCTTTAACAACTACAAGGCTTATTTAAAATGTTTCGAAAGCTTATAATTAAGAACTATAATCAATTTAAGTTACCGTTTTGCGTATAGGTCATTTATAGATTGACCCGCTATATTTTCGTTTTTAGGAAGGTTTGTTATTTTCTCATGCGATTTCTCATCTTGTTTTGAAATAATCGCATTGTAAGTGTTTTTATTGTGATTGTCTATTGAAGCTAACAACCACAATACATTATCAAGAAAATAGAAGAATAATGCAACAAATGCAGAGCTTATCAAATAAGTTGACCATCTCCCAAAAAACGCACGCAAACATTCTGTAGGCTAGTATTTATAGGCTTTTAAATAGATTTAAAAGTG